GATACTGTGTGCTAGAGAGCATTTAAACTCGCTGGATGAGTCCTCACTTGAGGAGATCAAGAGCGCCATTAGGTCGGTTGATTGGTTAGCTGATTACTATGAGGTCGGTGAGAAGTACATCCGCTCAAAGGATGGCAAGATCAGTTACGTGTTTGCAGGGTTGCGGCGTAACCTAGACAGTATTAAGTCTAAGGCTCGGATACTGGTTGCATGGATCGATGAGGCAGAGCCGGTATCAGAAGAGGCATGGCGAAAGCTAATCCCAACGGTACGTGAAGAGAACTCTGAGATTTGGGTGACATGGAATCCAGAATCAACGCGATCTGCAACGAACAAGCGATTTAGAGAAGAGCCTCCAGAGAATTCAAACATTGTTGAGCTTAATTGGCGCGACAATCCGTGGTTTCCAGATGTTTTAGACGCAGAAAGGATAGCCGATAAAAAGGTTAGACCTGATGTCTATGATCACATCTGGGAGGGAAGCTATCTAGCGGCCCATGAGGGTGCTTACTACTCGCATTTGATGGAAGAGGCAAGGCGCGAGGGACGGGTCGGTAACGTACATCACGATCCTTTAATGGAGACAAGAGCCTACTTTGATATTGGTGGTACTGGTGCTAAGTCAGATGCTACAAGTATCTGGACGGTGCAGTTCTACAAGTCAGAGATCAGGGTATTAGGTTACTACGAGGCACAGGGTCAGCCACTGGCTACGCATGTCGCCTGGTTACGTGATCAGGTACAGGATATTAAGACCGTTGTGTTACCGCATGATGGTCGAACGCACGATAAGGTCTACTCGGTAAGTTATGAGTCAGCCCTACGTGATGCAGGGTTCAATACGGTGGTTGTGCCAAATCAGGGTACAGGTGCTGCAGGTGCAAGGGTAGAGGCTGTAAGGCGTATTTTACCTTCTGTCTACTTTAACGAGCCTGCGTGTAAGCCAGGAATGGAAGCCTTGTCCTGGTATCACGAGAAGAGAGATGAGGCAAGAAACATCGGGCTAGGCCCAAATCATGATTGGTCAAGTCACGCAGCAGATGCCTTTGGAATGATGGCGGTGGTTTATGAGCCACCTAATGCATCATGGGGTAAGCCGCTAAAGGTTAATTTAAAAGGTATCGTATGAGCAGGATAGCAGGCATTCTAGAGGGTATTGAAGACATCTACTCTCGTATGCAACGTGCTAACAGTCAAGGGTTTGATACTGATCGCGTGCTTTATCATCACACCGATGCTGATAATATTGAGGAGTTTGTGCCCTCGGCAAAGGGTAAGTTAGGGGCTGGGATATACACATCCCCAAACCCACAGTACGGTGAGCGCTATGCAGACAACGCAACAGGTACAGCTAACGTGCTACCTCTCTATGCTAGAGGGCCGATAGCAAAGGCTGCAGACATTGACGCGGCATCAAGTCTTTCTCGCGATATGTTAAGTGCAAAGGGTAGGCCGTTTGGCACGCAAGAGTGGAAGGCTACAACAAACAATATTTTAAAAGAGCAAGGTTTTACCGGCAAGGAAGTGGCCGAAGAGGTGTCAATCTTTGACCCTGAGAATGTACGCTCAGTAAACGCCGCGTTTAATCCAAACAAAAGCGACAGTAAGAACATATTGGCTGGTGCTGGGGGCTTAGGTCTGTTAGGTGCTGGCATGTTAGGTTCGGACAATGCGGAGGCTGGGCCTTTAACCTCTGGAGCAAGACGGTTAATTGATGCACGTTTTTCAAGTCCCGTGGGCGGTGGTAACGAGCGTAAGGGTGTACTAAACGCTGTTGAGACTATGCAGACAGGGATTACGCCTCGCAACATGGATACTGGAGGCGAGGTTAATTTATATGATTTTGAGGGTAGTCCATATATCTTAACGCAGTCAGACAGGTCTGCTGCAGGGGGTCTATTAAACTCTATACATGATGCAGATATTGATGCGGTTGATCTGCGTGGCGGCAGGGATTTTATGTTCGATCCAAGCAGCCAGGGCCAGGTCTGGGCATCTGACCCAAATGTTGTCAAGTCCTTGCAGAAGAGGGCTGCACAGCTTAAGAGTGACTACGGTTCTGACCCGTTACTACTTCCATACACAATGGCTCCTACGGGTATAGATTTTGCCACGATGCCGCTTGACACAATGATTAATTTTGCGCGTCAAGGTATGAGTACGAGCAATATTAAGAAGTTAGACAAGCAGATTAAAGGTGTTATACCGCAATGGACAAGCGTAAGCGATCCAAGCGCAAATGCTATCTTTCGTGAGGTAAAGGGGCCGTCTCGTAAAAAGGTTGCCGACCTCATAGACAAGAACTTTCGTGACGTAAAGGGCGGCTTGTCAATATCAGAGGCAAGAGCAGCAACAACCGATGCAAGCCAATACGTCGAAAAAGAAGGGACGCTTAAAAATATTGGAAGGATAGACACTTCTGCTGGATTAATAGCTGATTCAGGTCATCCTACGTACATTGGTGGATTGCCTGGTGAGGGTGTCGGTACGTTAAAGGATGCACTAAACGCAAGAGTGTTAATGGAGCAAAACGGGCGTGTGTTAGCTAACGACATGTCAGACATCCGTGCTTTAAGTATGAATCATGGTCTATCGCAAGGAATTATTGATGATTCCTTATTGCGTCGCATTTATGACAACAAGGATAAGGTGGCAGCAGGTAGTTTAGGTGTTGCTGGGCCATCTTTAGCAAACGCAAGTACGGATAATGCAGAAAAAGGGTTGTTAGGTTCTTTAGGTGACGCCGGGCTAGAGGCTATGTCAGGTGTAAACAGGGCCGTTGTTGATGGCCTAAACTTTTTGACGGCTGACCAAATAAACGCGTTATTAAACATATCTGGTAGTGAAAAACGCATCCCAGACCTCTATGACATAGAGGGCGTTGAAGAGGCTACACAGGGTAATTATATGGAACCTGGTCTGCTGCGAGATATTATCCGACAGGGCAGTGAATTCCTAAGTCCAATTTAAGGCGATCTAATGGCAATAACAACTTACAGCGATCTTAAATCAAGCATTGCTGACTACCTCAATCGTGCTGATTTAACAGCCGTGATACCGACATTTGTTTCACTTGCAGAGGCACAGATCAATCGTGATGTGCGTCACTGGGAGATGGAAAACCGAGCAACAACAACCTTTGACAGTCATTACGCTACACGGCCATCGGATTGGGTTGAAACAATACGCCTAAGCCTGGTCTCTGGCACAACAACGCATATGAGGCTAATCAGCAGGTCGGCTATGGCGGAGAAGCGTAGCAATGATTTGAATGCATCTGGAACGCCGTTGTATTACTCGCACTCAGAGTCGCAGTATGAACTGTATCCAACGCCAGATGCTTCATATACCGGAGAGGTTCTGTATTACCAGAAAATCCCAGCACTGAGCGATAGCGCAACAACCAACTGGTTGCTGTCCTATGCTCCTGATGTCTATCTTTATGGTTCACTCATACATTCAGCGCCTTATCTAGCTGAAGATGGGCGCACAAGTGTCTGGGCATCAATGTACTCTGCAGCAGTTGAGCAGCTAAACACACGGTCAGAAGAGGCAAGCAGTTCTGGCTCTGGATTAAAATTACGCGTAAGAGGATTAGGATGAGTTTTACAAACCATTTAGAAACAGAGATATTGGATCACGTATTTGGTGGCAGCGCTTACACAGCGCCAAGCACTTTATACCTTGGATTATACACTTCAGCGCCTAGCGACACTGGGGGTGGTACTGAGTTGTCAGGTAGTGGTTATGCACGCCAAGCGATGGCGATGAGCGTATCAGGCAACACGGCAAGCAACAGTGCGGTTGAGGAGTTTGCAACGGCAACGGGGTCTTGGGGTACGGTAACGCATGTCGGTGTATTTGATGCATCAACAAGCGGTAACCTGTTGGCCTATGGCGCATTGAGCGCGTCTAAAGCAATTGCTACTGGCGATGTATTTCGCATCCCTGCAGGCGATCTTGATATTACATTAGACTAATATGTTATACGGCGTCTATAAGTACGGCCAAGCTGCCTATTCGACAGCAACGCTGCACGAGGGCGCAACTGCAATAGCGGCAACGTCTGCGCTACAAACAACAGCAATACGCATACAGAACGCATCTGCAGCGGTCAGTGCAAGCACAGCGGTTACAGCATCTGCTGTTAACGTCAAGAGTGCAGCATCTACGATTGCTTCAAGTGCCACTACGACGGCAAGTGCAGTCACTGTTGTCGATGCATCATCTGCTATTAGCGCATCATCAGCCACATCGGCAAGCGCGGTTACGGTTGTTGACGCACTCTCAGCGATAAGTGCCACATCGGCTATTGTAAGCTCGGCACAGCGCGTTCATCAGGGCGACAGTACCACAGCATCCGTATCTGGAATTAGCGTTACAGGGCAAAAGATTAGCCTTGGTGCGACAACGATTAGCGCGGCATCTGGGGCGTCAATTTCTGCCTTTGCGTTACTAAACGGCAACGTAGCTATTAGCGCAGTATCTGGCACAACAAGCTTAGGTTTGCGCATAGCGGATGGTGAAAGCCAGATCAACGCGCAGTCATCGGCAACGATATCAGGTTTAAGCGTCCTAAGCGGCAGTACAAACATTAATGTACTAGCAACGCTTGCTGGTACAGCAAACAGAATACAACACGGAACAAGCGCGATCAGTACGGTCTCATCGGCCACTGTTATCGGCACAATCCTGTGGATTGATAACGATCCTGCAGGAAATCAATGGTCAAACGCAGGTACAGCATCCGGATCATGGACTGATACCGAAGAGAACACCAATACCTGGTCAGACAGACCATCATCTTCAAATACTTGGGCTAACGAAGCTACAAACGAAAATTACTGGGAGGCCGCTTAAATGGCTGATACAACGACTACAACTTATTCATTGGTGAAGCCTGAAGTTGGTGCGTCTGCGGATACGTGGGGTACAAAACTCAACACTAACCTAGACAACATTGACAACCTGTTAGACGGCACAACGCCGGTAACGGGCATTGATATTAACAGCGGAACGCTCGATGGCGTGGTGATTGGCGGTGCGACTCAGGCTGCAATTAGCGGTACTACAGGTCAATTTAACACCTCGCTAAACGTAGATGGTGGCATTGAGTTTAATTCGTTGTCAGGCACAGGCTCTGTAGCGATTACAGACATCCTAGACCAAGATGATATGTCAGGTAATAGCGCAACCGCTCTAGCGACTCAGCAGAGCATTAAAGCCTATGTAGATGCACAACAGGACACGGTTGATACCCTCGCTGAAATACTTGCACTGAGCAATGCTACAGGTGGTACAGACATTGCAGTAGGCACTGGCGATGACATTACGTTTGCTGATTCAAGTAAAGCTATTTTCGGGTCAGGGTCGGATTTACAGATTTATCATGATGGGTCTAATAGTTGGATACAAGACGCAGGGACAGGAGTATTAGCACTTAAAACTGACGGTGCTGGAATCTCCATGCTTACATCAACAGGAGACACTCTGTTCCAAGCCAATAGAGATAGCGACGTAAGACTTTACTACGACAATAGTTTAAAACTAGCCACCAACTCTGGCGGTATTTCGGTCACGGGCGAAGTAGCGGCAACATCCCTAGACATCTCAGGCGATATAGACGTAGACGGCACGACTAACCTTGATGTCGTGGACATTGACGGTGCTGTTGATATGGCGAGTAGTTTAACGCTGTCAACAAACAGCAATGCAATAAGTATGAAAGACGCTTCTGGCGGCACTACCAGAATGTTTATTTTAAACAGTGGGAATACTACTTACCTTGGGCCAGTAGATTCTTACGCTGGTGGAGCAATTTATTATGGTGCTAGTGCTAACGTTACTGGGCATAATATGTATGTTGGGGGAGCAGACCGATTTAGTATTAGTAGCTCTGGCGTAGTAGTAAACGAAGCATCCGCAGACGTAGATTTCCGCGTTGAGTCTAACGGCAACGCAAATATGTTGTTTGTGGATGGCGGTAATAATCGGGTGGGGGTAGGAACTGCTTCTCCAAACTCAAATTTTGAAGTTCAAGGTACGTTTGCTGTTAGAGCTTCTACATATTCGGCATTCAATGATTCTAACAATGCAGAAAATGTAAGGATGCTTGACGCGGGTACTGTCTTTAATGCTGATGGTATAGATAAAGACTTTACAGTCCAATCAAATGACAACGCTAATATGCTGTTTGTTGATGGTGGTGAAAATCACGTCGGAATTGGTACTGCAACTCTTAACAGGTCTGGATTAGGGTCTGACCATATTTGCCTTACGGTTGGAGCAGACAATCAAATGGGTATGCTTGAGCTTCAGGCTACTCGTACATCTAATGCAGATTTAGGTAGAGTTTCTTTTCTTAATGCAGGAACAAGAAGGGCTGAAATAGTTGCGGCAAGAGTTGATGAAGATAACTCTACAAAGTTGTATTTCCAAACATCAAACGCAGGTTCATTAGGAACTAAGCTAACTATTGGAAAAGACGGTGCGGCTACGTTTAGTTCTACTATAGCGGCAACAGGTGTCTACTTAGGCGGCACAGGCTCTGCTAATAAGTTGGATGACTATGAGGAGGGAACTTTTACTCCTACTATTATTGGATCAGGGACAAATCCAACAGTTGCTTACGGAACAAGAATTGGTAAGTACACGAAGGTTGGTAACTTAGTGACTGTATATATTTCTATGCACACAACAAGTTTTTCTGGCGGTTCTGGGAATCTGCTAATAGATGCATTGCCATTTACTGCTTCCTCAGATTCTGGTGGCGGTGCGCCTATGTTTTACAGAGTTAATTCGTTTACAGAAACTGCACCTTTTATAAATATTAATACTGCATACGCTTTATTTGTTGGTAGAGACAACACAGACGCAAGTACAGCATGGTCAGTAATGCAGACTTCTGCTTGGACAGCCGCTAACCCAACGCTTACGCAATTTACAATGACTTATTTCACATCATAACCATACGCCTAGTGGACTCTAGGCACAGACAGGAGCAACACAATGGCTTTAGAAAAAGTAGTATCGGAGGACAAGATTGAGGTAGTTGGTGAACACCGCGCAGTACAGGTACGAACTAAAACTGCCGTTATGGAGGATGGTGTTGAACTATCTTCTGGTTTTCATCGGCACGTAGTTAGCGCAGGTGATGACTACAGTAACGAATCTACAGAGGTGCAAGCTATTTGTGCCGCTGTACATACAGACGCGGTTATTGCCGCATATCAAGCATCTTTAACAGAGGAATAAAATCATGGCAGTAACTTGGACAATTACAAACATGGAATACACCAACGACTCTGACAAGGGCGTGGTTCATGCGGCTTGGAGTGCTTCAGAGACTGACGGAGACCACACAGGCACAGTATCGGGCATGGAGTCCTATACGCCAGATGCAAGCGCAGACGGTTATGTAGCTTGGGATTCGCTTGACGAGGCTACAGTAGCAGGGTGGATAAAAACCACACTAGGTTCAGATGAAGTTACTCGCGTTGAAGCAAAGGTAGCCGCTCAGATTGCAGAGTCTAAAGCGCCTTCAACGTCTTGGGGAGTAGCGTGGTAATGGATTATTTAATTGATGTGTATGTACTTGCGACTTCCGTTGTAAGCATTGCTTCTATTATTTGTGATTACACCGACACACCGAAAGACAATATTTTTGTGGCAAAGGCCTATGCCATCCTAGAAAGGTTTGCTTTCTTGGGAAACAAGGCTAAACAGTAAACTTTAACCATTTGGAGTAACAACGATGAGCGAGAAAAAAACGACACTCATTACTGTTGACGACGTTGAATACAACCTCGAAGACATGAGCGATGAGCAAAAGATATATGTCCGTCACTGTGCAAGCCTCAACGGCAAGATGGAGTCTGCACGGTTCAACCTAGATCAATTGGTTGGCGGTCATGAATACTTTTACGGTCTTCTAAAGAATTCTCTCACGGCTGACGCTGTAGCAGAGTAAGGAAACATATCTATGGCGCTTGTTGCTCTTGAATTGCCTGCTGGCATCTACAATCACGGAACAGAGCTTGATGCATCTGGTCGGTGGATAGACGGCAATTTTATACGCTGGCAGAACGGCTCTGTGCGCCCTATTGGTGGGTGGACTTTACGTAAGGCAGGGGCAACAGCGGCAGCGCCACGCGGCATGGTTTCTTGGGTTGATCATTCCGAGGTAACACACATTGCTGTTGGCACGTACAACAAGCTGTACGCGCTAAACCAAGGCTCTGCGGTACAAGATATTACGCCTGCCGGTCTTACCTCTGGGTCAGAGGATGCAAACGCTAACTACGGGTTTGGCGGTCAGACCTATGGTAATGACGCCTATGGCTATCCGCGTGATGCGGCTGTACCTGAGCCAGTAACAACCTGGTCTCTAGATAGCTTTGGACAGTATTTGATTGCGTGTTCATCGGATGACGGCAAGGTCTACGAGTGGCAGCTAAGTACATCAACTGCTGCGGCGTTGTTGTCAAATGCCCCAGTAAATAACAGCGCTATTATGGTAACCGATGAGCGCTTTGTCTTTTGTCTAGGCGCAGGCGGTAATCCGCAAAAGGTTGCTTGGTCTGATCGTGAAAACAATAACCAGTGGACGCCATCAACAACAAACCAAGCCGGTGATATCGAATTACAGACAACTGGCGAAATCATGTGCGGCGTTCGCGTTAAAGGGTCTGCATTATTATTAACAACCCTTGATGCACACACTGCAACCTATGCTGGCCCTCCGTTTGTCTACAGTTTTGAGCGTGTTGGCAGTTCGTGTGGCATCGTATCTCGTCAGGCAGCCATCGCCGTTGACCAGGGCGCGTTCTGGATGGGAACAGGTGGCTTTTATCAGTACAACGGTAACGCCGTACAAGAGATGCAGTGCGATGTGCTAGATCATGTCTTTACAAGCCTTAACACTGCGCAAAGATCAAAGGTATGTGCAATCCACAACAGTCAGTTTGGTGAAATTTGGTGGTTCTACCCATCAGGTGACTCAAACGAAAACAACCGTTACGTTGTCTATGATTATAAGGAAGGCCACTGGAACATCGGTACGTTATCCCGTACGACAGGCGTTGATTTAGGCGCGTTTAGATCACCCCTGTGGTTCGATGCCTCTGGTAACCTCTATAACCATGAGTTTGGTTACACGCACGACTCTGCTCCGTATTTAGAGTCTGGCCCTATCACAATGGGCGCTGGAGACAATGTTATGCGTGTCAATGAGATTATTCCAGATGAGGGAACGCAGGGCGAGGTTAGCTTAACCTTTAAGACGAGATTTTATCCAAATGGTGATGAGACAAGCCACGGGCCGTTTACACTTGGCAACCCAACCGGGGCAAGATTTCAGGGGCGTCAGGTCAGGATGCTCATTAACGGCTCAGAGCTTAATAATTGGCGTGCTGGCAAGATGCGTCTCAATGTCATCGAGGGCGGTAGGCGTTGAGTGCGCAGCTACCCCAACCAATTGGCGATGATTGGAAGATATGGGGTAAACGTCTTGTTGATGGCCTCTTAGTGGCCCAATCACAGCTAAAATATTACCTCTCTGGGGATTCTGCGGCGCTAGAGGGCATTATGCTGTGGGATCGCTCTGGTTACCCCGTAATTTCCAAAGATAACGCGTATCGACAAGTCTTAATGCAGGGCGGTTGCGGTCACTTCGTAGCAACTGCAACTCAAACCCCTTCACAGGCAAATACGGCCTATGCTGTAGCGTTTAACAGCGCAACATCAGCCGACGGATTAGCGATTAACGGGTCGGACGCAACAAAGATCGACGTAACAGAATCCGGTGTTTTAAACATTGATGTGACAGCGCAGGCAACGTCTTCATCAAGCTATACAGGGTATCTTTGGATCAACGTCAACGGAACCGATGGCTTTGCAGTAAAACAGGCCGTTAATGGTGATGGCGTAATAGCCCATACAGCCGTTGTAAGCGTAACCGCTGGTCAGTATATAAAAGTCATGTACGCGGCCTCTAACACGGGTTTAACGCTGCCCTACACAGCGGCATCAAGTCCTATACCAGCAATACCTGCGGTGCAGGTGTCAATGAGTCGATGTAAGCAGTAATGAATCTACATGAAGAGCTTTTACGGTGCAGACCTTGGATAGAGAGTGCGCTGGAGCATTCTGGTGGCACGCATTTATTTGCAGACATTGTGCAGGGTATTGTCAGTGGGCGTATGCAGTTCTGGCCTGCAGAAGAAGGCTGTGCTGTGACTGAAATTATCATCTTTCCGCAGAAAAAGATTTTTCATGTTTTTTTAGCTGGGGGTGAAAAGGGGCAGATCGTTGATATGAATGATTCAGCCGTTAAATTTGCTAAAGCAGCAGGTTGTTCGGGAATGACCATTGCTGGGCGTAAAGGTTGGTCAAGGGTACTTAAAGACAAAGGGTGGACAGAGGCGTTCACCACACTATCAAGGGAAATTTAATATGTCAGGTGGAAAAGGCGGTAGCCAAACATCACAAGTAGAAATTCCACAATGGATACAGCAGCCATCAATGAGAAACATGGCGCGCGCAGAGGCCTTGCAAAAGGTTGGCTATATGCCGTACATGGGGCCAGATGTTGCAGGTTTAACATCACCGCAACAACAGGCGATGCAAGCAAATATTGATGCAGCCTCTGCCTTTGGGTTAGTTGATCCTGGAATGAGTGCAACAGACGGTATGCCGCAAACATCGCAGTTTGGCGGTATCTCTGGTTACTCATCCTACCCTATGTATCAGGAGGCAGTAGATAATTATGAGGCTACAAGCCCTGGTCAAGCGCGTCAATACAATAACCTATTTGTCAATCCTCAAAGTGGTCTTGGTGGCACTACTGGCACGGGCATGATGGGTGGTGGCATTAACAGTGGCGGTCAAAACAACTCAGGTGCTGGCAGTCACACAGGCGATCCAGGCGATGTTGGTCAATTTACCGCGTTTGACCCTACACAATATTCAATTTCTGATGCAAATCCTTACGGTGTGAGTTTTACAGCGCAAGCACCTGATATGACAGGTTACATCACTGCTGACCAGTTAGATGAGCGTCTGATGGCAATGCAGCCTGCTGCACCGCAAGATATGTCTGGTTATACAACAACTGAACAGTTAAATAACGCGTTAAGTGGGCTACCTACCTATCAGCCACAAGATTTATCTGGCTATGCTCGCACAACTGACTTGTATGATGACAGCCAATTGCGTCAGGACATCAACTCTAGATTTAGCAATGTTAATGCTTTTGATCCGTCTAACCTACAGGCACAAATTACGGCTAATCAGCAGGGTCTTGCGAACTTACCTGCTGCACAAACGCCTGATCTCTCTGGGTACGCAACAACCAATGATTTGACAAATGCGATCTCTGGCATACCAAGCTACCAAGCTCCTGATTTATCAGGATATGCAACGACAGAGCAGCTAAACAATAGATTTGAAGCGTTTGATCCTATGTCATCGATGCCTGATCTAAGCAATTATGCGCAAATGTCTGATTTATATGATGACAGTCAATTGCGAAGTGACATAAATAGTCGTTTTGAAACATTTAATCCTGACGTAACGATGCCCGATCTTTCTAACTATGC